TTTTTTAAAGAAAAATATTTTTCATTTACCTATTGACATTTATTAGCTGGACTTTCTGTTATTAAAGGTTCTGAATATTTCGCCAAAAGTTGTTGACTATCCTCTGAAAATATTCTATAATATTCGTTGCGAGTGAAAATTACAAAGTATTTTTTAATGGCATTTTTAATGTCCTTATTTTGTTGCGATATTTTCAGAACCTTTAGTTACATTATAAGCGATATTTTCAGAATGTCAATACTTTGTTTTGCGATTTTTTCAGAACTTATTGAGGTGAAAGTATGCTTAAAGAAAATGTGCAGGAATTATGCAAAGAAAAAGGAGTATCTTCAAACGTTGCAGAGAAAGAATTAGGATTCGCTACTGGATATATTGCAAAATTAAACGCATCAAATCCAAATCTTTCAAAGCTCAATGCAATGGCAAAATATTTTAATGTTTCTTTGGATTATTTAGTTTATGGAGAGAGCAAATTTTCTTATGAGAACTTTTCTATATTGAGAAAAATAAGAAATGATTCTGATCTGATGGAATCGTTAGAGCTGTATTTTTCTATGTCCACAGAAAATAAGAATAGAGTTCTTAATTATATTAACCTTGTCGGAGAGGGAAAAATATAATGAGTGTTGTATATGGATTTGATATAAATAGAGTTATGCATATAATAAAAGATAATTGTTCAAACGGTTTGTCTGTAAACTATACTAATATCCTTGGAAAGTTATATGAAAAATACCCTAAAATCAAAAGATATCACTCAAAAAGTTTTGTTGAAAAAACATTAGAAATTATATGTGTTAATAATTATATAACAACATCAAAATCAACTTTAGAAGAATTTCCAAACATTCAAATTACAGATGCCGGAAAATTTTATTTAATTTCTTATAAAAATAAAATTAAAGATTGGTTTTTTACTAACATAATAGCTATACTTGCCCTGATAGTTTCAATTATTTCATGCTTTTGTTGATAACTTCTACGGCAGCAGAAAGAGAATTAAGAGAATTGCAAAGTACGTCAAGTTCTTTCCTTTTTTTCTCTTTTTCTCTGCTGTCGTTCTCTGATTCATATTCCTTTGTTTTGTAAAATATCATGGAATATATTTCACAAATAGAATCTTGAAGTATGATAGGCTTGTCCCCAGTAATGAAAATATCTTTGTCTATTTTTATTATTCGCACGGCTTAACATCCTCCCATACATCCTTTACAAAAATATAGATACATTTCAAAACTCTGTTTATCTGAATGTTGTTTAGTATCTTTTCAATTTCCTCTCTGTAAAATTCATTGCTTTCGTTCATCGTAACCACACCCCTCTCCCCTTTAATTCTCCGCAGAATCTAAAGTAGCGATACATCACATTATAGAACATACGTTCTAAACAATCAATATATATTTGACTCACGTTTTTTATTGTTGTAAAATATCAACAAAAGAGGACGGTGAAAACGCCAATAAACACCGCCCTCGCCAGAACTTGATGTCCCTCGTTTCAAGGGATGTTACAAGTGTATCATGTGAAAGGGGGACAATAAACATGATAAAAAAAGACCGAATCAAAGAAATATCGACACATCTATCAGTCAACCGTGCAAATTATATGTTAAGTTTTCGTGGGAATCTCCACGAATTTCTTAATGAGCCGGATATGACAGTGTACAAGCTTGCAGATGAAGCTAATTTGCCTTATTCTACGCTTAATTCACTACTGTACGGTAATTCTAACGACACGAAGCTATCGACCGCCGTTGCGCTTGCTAGAGCCTTTGGAATCAGCGTAGATGAACTGGTAGGCTGTGGTACTATGGAAGATAAGATGTTGGAATCTGTCAAGATATGCCGCAGTCTGCCGGAACACTCTCTTTACCTTATCCGTTACTTCATACGTCACCAAGATAAAATCTATTCCAGTCTTGAAAAATCACACAAGTATATTTCTGTCCTTAATCCACAACTTGTGAATGGAATTATAGCCACCACAAACGCTGTAGAACCTATTTGCATAGACAACTTACCGGAAGATATAAAATCCAAGACTTATATCGGTTTGAAAATTCCCTGTGACTACTATATGCCGTTTTATCTTCCAGGGGAAATTATTCTACTTTCCGCGGATCGGGAACCACAAGACGGTGAACGATGTATTGTAACAAGTAATGGTGGGATACAAATTGCCGTAAAAACCCATATAATAGAATATGGCGTTAGAAAATGGAGATATGTTTCGCTCATGTCTCCGAACAGTATACTCCCGGAGCACATAATTGATGACATGATAGGATATGTGGTTGGTTTCGTCAACAATGACGGTGACTGGGGAATCAGATAAAAATTAAGAGCATGGCTTTTACACCATGCCCTTTTTGATTGATTTATTTTTTTCTAATCTCCGACCATCGGATATCACTACTTCTGTAAATGGCAAGTTAGAAACTACAACTGAAGCGACTTCCCATGATAATATCACTGGTATATTCACATACACCAAAATCGGTAATATATGTATTGGATGTGGTACATTAACGGTAACAAGTGATATAGATGCATACTCCGCTATAGTTAGTAATCTACCACAAACGTATACAGGTAATCCTTATCCTGGTGCCTTTGTTGCAGAGGATAATACTTATAATGATTTTTATATCAATGGTTCAGCAATCGTAAACCGTAAGCCCGTATCAAAAGGGCATATGTTGAGGCTATCGTGTGTCTATATGTGTCAATAATTATTTAGCCGGTGCAAATGCGAGATTATATGTACCACTCGATCCAAATATAACGGAGTCTCCGGATGCAAATGGAATACATACCGCTATAGGTTTTTCTGATGATGTACATAATGCCAAGAAATAATTTGCATTCTTGGATGATTGGATAGATGCCCAGCCATTCACTGCACCCTGTATTGTTCCAATTACATATCCATTAGTCATACAAGTGTAATTAGATTGTATGGCTACAGCAGATTGATAGTCAGGAGCAATTAACTTGCCATTTACATCACTAATTGCCCCCGTGACAGTGCCGTTTCCGATTGATGAAATATCAGTATTTCCTATGAGAGAAATTAATGTTTTTACGTTCTTTATCGCAAGGCTAACCTTGCCGATAATTCCGCTGAGTTTTTCACCTGTAGTCGGCTGTGCCAGTTCTGTAGGCTCTGTGAATGTTACGGTTGTGTTGGAAGCATCACCCGTCTTTTTTAGATAATCAGTCAAGTCAATGTTGGCTAATTTTTGGTCGGTAGTAATCTTGTCATAGTAATTAGTTAAATTGTCAACATATTTGGTGATGTATCCAGCATCATTTTCTAATTCGCTGACTTTTGTAGGTATACCTCCTGTTTGCTGTTTTGCCTGCTCCATATAATACTTTGCGTTATCTGTATCTTCTCCTTCTCTTGTTCCGGTTCCACCTATGGCATAAGATTCAGCCAATACAGATTTTGCATTTGCGGATTGCGCATAAGCAGATGCATTTGCGGATTCTACTCTGATATCTGCTAAATAATTAGGCTGTAGCATAGCATCTGTTACTGATCCTGTTTTGATTGAAAAAGAATAAGTCTTATTCTTTCCAGTACCATTCACGGATACAGCTATGGTTGCAGAATCTTCAAATGTCAACACCGGAATCATAGAACCAATATCAGCCGTAAACTGTGTTCCATCTTCTGTAGTCATGGTAAGGATTCCGTCATCAGACATGGAAAAGCCGACAGGAATTTTTTCAATGTTAAGGTCAAAAATAATCTTTTCACCGTTGTATTTTGTAATAGTAATAACACCGGTTGTTTCATCCATAGTCCAGTCTGCAATATTTCCGTTTATTGCAGACTTGTCTACTTTTAAGGCATCCTGTAATATGATACGGTTGTCCAACGCATCAATGGCAGAATCCATTTTATTAAGATTTATTTCATCAATGTCTGTGTTTTCACTGGGGTAATCTTCCCAGTTAATTCTGGTATAAACCTTATTCATTGCCATCTGCGGTTACCTCGTTTTCCTCTTTCATAATCTGCATATCTGATAACTGTTTAGTCTCCGCATATACTTCATACAGTACAAGCCTTTTCACCTCGATAGGCAACGGTGTTTGATTTAATACTGTCACAAGGTTGCTTTTTAATTTCTTAATCTCAAAATTTGCTGCCATATCAATTCTCCCTTACATAGATTTCTTTTCCTTGCTCTTCTGCATACGCATACAGGTTTTTGCACAGTTCAGATATCTCATATCCGCTCTGTGCAACCACTGTATCCGACATGTCAATAAGTTGCTTCATAAACTCTTCAAAACCATCGCCATCTTCCGTGCTAAACAATGTTGCATTGATTTCCGTAAACGTGGAAATTCCAATGGTAAAAGCTATATATTGCTGAATTTCTTGCCTTTCTTCCATTACTTCTTTCATTGTTTTTCCAATAATCGTTTGAAGAATAAATATTTTTTTTACCATAATAAATCTCCTACGTCATAAGTGTGACAATTCCAGATGTTGCAGTGAGCAAACCTCCAAGTGATGAAACTCCTGTAATAAAATTAACATTATGTCCAGGATAATCAGCAACATTGGCTGTTTGTGTTACCAAAGATACATCTGATACGGTTCCATTTATATAATTTTTTGTGACACTTAATGTGGCACTTGTCAGTACTGTCTTACTGCCTAATATTTGAGAAGTTGTTGATATGTTTTTTACATATTGTGAATTATATGTTGCTCCATTTCCTACCACTAAAATTCCGCTTACACTTACCATTGAAGCATCAATAGTAAGATATTGTCCCAATCCTTTTATAGATCCTGTGCTTTGCAATAGTTCGTTATAAAATTTAATTTCACCTGATGATACTTCTGTGTAACTTCCGTCTTCCCCTATAGACTTAAAACTACCAGTCATTACTGCGTTTTTAGCTGTTATAGTTCCATCTGCTGATATGCTACAGTTATCTGCTTCCAATACAAAACGGTTTCCAGAAATACTTACCTGTCCACTTTCAACACTTAACTGAGAACTGACATCACCTTTTGATACTTTTAATTTGATTTGGTCTGCCTGCAAAGATATTGCCGCTGCCAATTCTACTTCTGTATCTGTTGCCCTTTTCGCTTCTGCTTCAATTTTTCCTGCATTTTGCGTAATTTTCGTATCCAATCCGCTCTCTACATCCTTGATCTCAGATCGTGTTTCCTCAACAGTACGTTCTAACTCATTTGTTTTTCCACGGAGTTGAATTATACTTTTGTTAATTCCATTTACCTGTTCACTGTACTTTGGAGATTTTCCGCTTGCTGATATGGTGTCTGTCGGTTGTTGGATTCCTTTGTATGTTCTGCTCAACACATAGCTTTCTATGATTTCTTTAGCCGTATATACATTGACTGCTTCTCCAAGGCTCAAACAAGGATTTCCTATTTTTTCACAGTTATAAGGTCTATATTTTACAACTTTAATAACCTCATACAGATTTCTTGCAACCGTTTCTAGGGCATCTGCGGTCATTCCATAAACAAGGAAATTATCTTGCAAAATATAACTGTTGTCGTTCTCGGTAATCTCTGTATCTGGGTAAACTGCACCAATATCATTTTCTGATTGTCTTATCTGCACTTTTGTAACTTTTTGGCAAACAAAATCTTCATATTTAACAGTTTTGTATTTTCCACCAGTAACCTTTTCTTTTTCAGAACCTTTTCTAGGGTATAATCCTTTCTGTGGATATAATCCTTTCTGTGGATATAATCCGGATATTATTTCTTTAAGGAAAACATATTCAAATTTTCCATCATGGTTAATGTGGCCAAAACATCCGTTTATTGAGCAGATTGCTTCCATGACCGTCTGGCCAGAAAGTTCGCTTGGTTTGATTGTTTCTTCCACTTCCATGCTGTCATTAGGTAATGTGGTTGCTACTTGCTCAACGCCAAAATGTGAAAAAAAACTGTCTCTGAACTGCTTTAAGGTCAGAGGAAACTTTAATCCGTTATACCATGAAGATACTTCCGCTTCTCCAATGTCGTATATTGCGTCATAAGCGGTCACATTTCGGTAACGCTTATCATCTGTTGGTTTATCGGAAATGACACGGTATTTTCCAAAAATAAAAGGTGCGTCAGCATGTCCATTAATCACAGCAGAAACATTTATCTGTTTCCCAATCATGCTTGTGAACACGTTGGAAATTTTGAATTTTAACTGTGATGCATTGCACTGTCCAAATGTAAGGTAATCATCATCACATAGGATTTCTTTTAATTCAAACTGTTCAAAATGGATTTCGCTGTTGGTGATTTTTACAGACTTGTCCTCTGTTTCAATCGTGATTTCCTTTTTGGATGCGCTTTTATCAAACAAATCCGCATAGGTATAGTTACTCATTCGCTACACCTCCGACAAATGAAAACTCTATCTGATTGTATTTAATCTCTCCGTCATAAGTTCCGTAGATTGTAGGCTTTATATCAGCCATATAGCCATATTGTGTGACATATTGACCTAAAAATGGAATGTATGCCGTGATATTGCACCCTTGTTCCGTTGCATCAATAAAGTTTCTTCGTATTCCGGACAGTAACTCTTGCAAATCGTCATCCGTCAGCATCGCAGGCGTGGAAAAATCAACACTTAATGCTTTTAGTTCCACAGCATTTCTATGTACGTATCCATTTGCATCAGTCCACGGGTCTACATCTTGCATATTTACAGCCGGCTGATAACTTTCAGCGGCTATAAATCTTGACTGGTCAATAACGTAATCTCCAATTTTTAAAAGCCATCCTTGATATGCTGACATACGCTCACCGCCTTATTGCATAAAAATAGACAGCACCCATTCAGAGTGCTGTCTGTGTTAAAATACATATACATTCTTGTGTTTTTGGTTAAATTGCTCTTGACCGTATTGTCTTGCTGCAATTCCAATTTGATCGGTTGTTATTCCAAACTCTTTTTCAAGGATTCCTTGCAGTAACTGATTATTTTGTTTCAGAAGTGCAATTTCCTGTTGTGCCGTGGAATTGATGGCATCTTTGATTCCAGTGATTTCAACTCCACCGGCAACCGCTGTCTTGCCGCCTACTGTCCCGGCAATCTCCGGTACACCATTCTCTCCTGCCATGATCATCGTGTATCGGCTCGGAACGTAACCACCGGTATCAAATCGAGGAATACTTATTTTAGGTATTTGCACTGGCTTGAAACTTATTCCTATAGCTTCAGATATGCCACTAATCAGACCAAAACCATCAATAAAAGCGTTTATTCCATCAATAATCAGATTTACGCATCCCTCTGCTATGGATACAAGGTTGTTAAATGTTCCTTTGAAAATGTCTTTTATTCCGTCCCATGCTTTTCTCCAGTTTCCAGTAAATACACCGGAAACAAAATTAATTAGTCCTTTTAATTTTGTTCCAAGGTTTTTGATAATATTACCTATTGCGTTAAAAACAGTTTCAAAAGCAGGTTTTAAATCTTCCCACAAATGAGTGACTATGGGAGATAAAACATTGTCCCATAAGAAGTTGAATACTTCTATTACTGGTTTTACTTGTTCTACCAGAAAATTCATGGTATCGACTATCGCATCAAATGCAGCTCCTAAAACACTTCCTAATGCTTGTGCCAAAGGAACTACTACATTTTGCCAAAGCATTGTAAGTATGTCTGAAACAATCTGAATTGCAGGATTTAAGATATTTCCAAGAAATGTTCCAAACGGAACAAGCACTCCATTCCAAAGATTTTCAAAAGCACTTTGTAGTTTCGGAAGTACTTCTTCTCCAACATATTTTAATGCTGGATTTAGCATATCCTGCCATATGCTTGTGAATGCAGTCTTCAAAAATTCTCCTATCGGAGTTAGGACATCCACAAGGCCTGTCCATGCATTCTGTAAATCTGGTATAACCGTTGTTGTCAAAAACTCCATTGCAGGAGTGAGATTATCCGCAATGGCTGAAATTGATTCCTTGAAACTCTTTCTAACATCCTCATTTGTTGCATATACAAGTGCAAGTCCTGCTACAACCGCTGTGATAGCCGCTGTTGCCGCTACTGCTCCTGCACTAATACCACCAAACAATCCGGTTGCTCCTGCCGCTGCGGCTCCCTCTGCTCCTGTTGCCGCTCCAGTTCCCAGCAGACTTCCAAGAATTGTTTCTCCGATTCCTGCTCCTGCCTTACCACCCATTGACAAAACAATAGAATCTTTGATTGCTTTCCACAGAATATCTCCCAAACCAGTGAATTTCAAAAGTCCTATTGCTGTCAGAATCGTGGTTTCAATAGGCGCAGCATCGAAGCTTCCTTTCCATAGGTCGATTGCCGCTGTGATTGCAGTTTTTATGAAATTTCCGGCAGATGTAAACACAGCAGTCCAGTCAATACCTGCAAGAAATTGTCCTATGTTTTTCCCAATCTGATACCAATCTACAGATGCAATAGCATCGGACATCCAGTTAAATATTCCTGTGACAATACCGGATAAATCTTGTCCTGCTTCGAAGAAATCACCATTGAAAAAATCCTTGAACAACTTTTTCACAGGTTCAAGAAGTTTTTCTATCTTATCAGCCCAGCCCATAGCTGTATTCTGCATCTTGTCAAATGCTTCCTGCCATACTTTTTCGTACTCCGCAGTAGCATCCATGATTTCTTTGGTAAGGTCAATTCCTGCTCCACCAGCGCCACTTCCGGAACCACTGGATTTTGGTGTGGAAATAACTTTCAATTTATCAAACGCTCTGATTCCGCTTTGAGCATTTTTTGCGCTTGTTCCCACTTTATCCAGTGCATCTGCCGTATCTTCCAAATCCTCATTGTACCCGGATACACCTTGACCGAATGACGAAAAGTCAATCTTGATTCCCAGTAAATTTGCCACACTGACAAGCAGTCTCTTAATCGCAATTACGACACCGTTAATGACAGGAAGTACTTTCTGCAATACCGGAATAAATAACTGACCTAAAACCATGCCAGCTTCTTTCACGTTGTTTGTGAACTGGCGAATCATGTTGCTTGGAGAATTGATTGTATTCGCCAAGTCTCCCCATGACACCTTGGACTGATCTAAGATTGCCAGTAAGCGCAACTGTTGTTTTTCTGCCTGTGACATTTCGGAGACAGCTTTTTCAATGCCGTATTTGTAAGCATAAGTCTGTAAAGTGGCATTTGTGATATCAATACCATACTTATACAATGCTCTTGACTGACCGATTAATCCCGACTGCAAGTTAGTTGCAACCGTGCTGAAATCTACGTTAAACAATGAAGAAATATCTCCGGCAAGCATTGTCATGGACTTTGAAATTGCCGTAGTAACTTCTCCGGTCTGCCCTAAAGAATTGGTGATAGATGCAAGCTGTGAAGCGTACTGAGTAATCTCCTGTAAATTCAGTCCCAGGTTCTTCATTCCGCTTTCAGAAATCAGTCCACCGTCTACATCTACTTTCAGACCGGACATTTTACCAAGCAGTTCATTTACACGGTTTCCGAAACTCTGCGCATAATCTTCTGCATTGTCGTAACCGAATTTTTCAAAATCCTTGCCCCATTCCTTGCCGACTTTATTGAATGCTACCGTGTAGTAGTTGAATGCTTCGATATAGTCCGTAGTTCCTTCTATGGACTTCCACAGACTTTTAATTCCACGGATTACAAGGAAATATGTTGCGTAGAATCTACCGAAAGCCGCTGCGAGACTGAATGTGCTCTTTGTGGCTCTTCTTGCGCTTACCGTATAGGTGTTCAGATTACGACCTAAAGAGTTTGCGGCTCTGCCGGATGCCGCACCAGTAGATGCCAGTCCTGCCAGTGCGTTTGTCATGCGGATAATGTTCTCACTTACGTTCGGTGTAGTAGACAGAGTGGTGAATAATTGCTTTAAATTCTTCGCCAGTAAAGGAATGTTCGTAATCGCTCTGCCGGATGCCACACCGCCAAGTCTTGAAATCGAAGATGCTATGCTAGCAATATCCCCTACTCCATCTACTTTTGTTCCTGCCATGTCAGCAGAAAAAGTCTTTAATGCAGATGAAATTCTGCTTAATCCGCTTGTATCTATTTTTCCCATTCTGTTAATGGAATTTGTCAGTGTGGAGATATTTTTAATTCCGCTCGTATTCATGGAATTTGCGGCATTTGCGATACTCTGTATGCTGTTGGAAATGCTTGTCAGTTTGGATGTGTCAATAGACAAGCTTTTCTGAAAATTCGTAAGGCTATTTGCAAGTTTATTCAGTGCGTTACTTGCGCTAGTTGCATCCGCTTTTATTTTAATCTGCAAAGAATCAATATCTGCCATACTGCACCGCCTTTACCGAAATAAAAAGGAAGTGTCTGCCACTTCCAAGAAAAGAGCGGTAAGCTGTGACACCTACCGCTCCTAAAATCAATTATAGAATGCCGCCTGGATACTGTCGTATCCTACTTTTCCATCTTTTACCAGGTTCAGCTTGTCCTGCACTGCAATGGTCTCTTTCCTTGCGTCTTTTCCATACTTACCATCTACGTTCTGGTCATGTCCTAAGATCTCATTGCAACGTGTCTGCCACCACTTAACTACCGCTCCCCTGGAGCCAACCTTGTAGCTCAGCCCGAACCTCTTCGCCTGCAAACAGATCTGCTTGCGTACATACTGTGTATTCTTGCCGTCCTTACCATCGACTGTGAGCTTACGACCGTATGCGTCCCGGTATCCGTCTGTGTTGGCTGCCTTCTGGAAGTTCTGAATATTGATATTGCAAGTCTCTTCCCTCTGTGCCGGAACAGAAGATACCATTTCAAAGTCCGTGTAAAAGATATTGATATCACACTTACCACTGATTCCAGGAACAGATCCGGAAGATGTGTACTGCCAAATGTCTGCAAGGTTTAGCTCTGCTTCCGTCAGGCTGGTGCCGTATCTTGCATACCAGACATATACTTTTCCCAGTGCTGCAACGATCTTATCCATGTCAAAATAATTTTTGAGATAATCCCTGTTAGTGTAAATCACCGGAACATGTCCTCTTTCCTTTACTCTGGAAAGAAAAGCAATCGCCATATTTGTTGCCAAATCTTTTGTGATATTCACACCCTTTGTTCTAGCGTATCTTACGGTATCATATTCTAGGTCATACGCGACCGGACATTTTTTCCAGTACTTTTCCACCTGATCACAGCAATAGTCCGCTTCATTTTTTGACATAAGCACTGATAAGGCATACGAAAACCAGTAAATGACAGTTGCCACTCCCAAATTAAAGCATGCCAGAGCATTGCTAACAAATTTTTCGTCTACATTATTCTTACCGTAACCGGCGCGGATACCGATACACTTGTAGCCAGCATTTCTCACTCTTTTAATGTTTACATTCCCGTTATGTTTGGAAATATCAGGTCCTTTGTACAATGCTTGTTTCATATTTTCTCCTTAATCCGGACTTTCCGGTAATCCTTGTTCTCTTAATGCTTTGATTCTCTGTTTCATTTCCCATATTGCAATTTCTTCGTTGGATTCCTTATATTTAGGCTCATTATCATGTGCTATCTTTTCTGAAATAGGCTTTTCAACATAAGCAGTTTTTGCTTTGTCTCCATGTAAGCAATGGTCTATTGCAAAGATTAATGCAGATATTCCATAATCTCCCCACCGTTGCCATGAATTCCTATCTTCTTCCTCTTTTTTGATTTTATATCCTTTGTAACACCACTCTAATTTCTTAGGATTCAGATGTTTGAACTCTTCTATCGAAATTCCCATGGAAAAAGCAAATGGAAAATATTCTTCCCATATTATTTTGTGCCAGTCGATTTCTTCTTGTGATCCTGTGGCATCTTCGTTACCTTGCTGTCTTCTTTCTCCATCTCTTCCTTGGTCTGCGTCATCATTTCCGTCAGACCCGACAGTTCGAAAAAACCGTCTTCTTTCATACAGTCTGTCAGTTCTCCATACAGCTTCACAAAAGACAGACCGTTTGCTTTCATGTATTCTTTCATTAAAGCATTGGATTCATCCGGTGTAATATCTTCATGGTTTTCGATAAGACCAGCATAAAAAGCCGTTTTGCATACATGAGGAAATTCTGCAAGCATATATCCGCTACCATCTACAATTTCTTCTGGTGTGGGATTCTGTACATTTTTTGCTTTTTTAGCTACATAGCCACCGGAAAGCATAAGAAACATCTTTTGAATCAAATCCTTGCACTCCACAGCACCGAATCCAAACTCTAAAGTATATTCAACATCATTAACTAAAATCTTCTTCATAAAAACATATCCTTTCCCCAACATTTTGTTGGAAAGGAGCCGCCCGAAGACGGCTCTCTTTTGCTTAAATCAATGTTTCGTCTACCGCTTCATCAAAGTCAGCCACGGCAGTGTTATTTGTTTCTGACTGACTTGCTATTTTTTTGTCAGTGTAATTGCTGTGGGATAACCGTTTTCATCCTCTGTTACTGCAACAGTGTAATTATCTTCAATCCACTTCGGTACAGTAGCCTGTGCAATCGTAGCAGTTCCAGTCAGATGATCGTCTGTTGCTTCGTCAGGTGCAAAACTTTCCTGACCGATGAATGCGCAAATACCTTCTGAACCTTTTCCGTCAGTTCCATACAAAATGATGAAATCGAGTTTTTTTCCCTCGTTTGTCACCATTTCATCCTTGTACTTTTTCTCAAATGCCCCTTGCACTTCCATACTGTTAGCGGCTCTACGACCCATTTCCTGCGTCTCTACCAAATCTTCCAGTGTAGAAGTATCCACCATGTTCTGACTTCCGAACGGTGAAGGAATACTTTTTGCTCTCATAAGCAATTTGTACGTTCCTGCCCAGTACTCACCAGTAGCAGCACTAGAACTAGGCTCTTTATAGGCAATTCTTGATTTTAAACCAGTAGCCATATTTACCTCCAAATTTTCATAAAAAAATAGAGCCAGTAGGCTCTGTCAATAGTTACAATATATCATCAGCATCTACGTTTCTTCTGAACCGTGCTGTGCTTCTGTATGTGTTCTGTGAAGTATTGCTAAACTCCGGCATGGAAGTTATCTGAAATCGCAAACGTTTGAAAAGTCCGGCAACCGTAGCCATGATAGCTTCAGCTTCTTCCTGACTCTTATTTGTTATCACATCAACCTGGTACGATGCTGTGATTCCATTGATAGACCGTCCTTCAAGGTCTTCTCCTGTCTCTGTGAACGGCATAGCATGAAAGTAAACTGTGGGGAATGTGGGTTCTGACAAATCCTTGCTTTTGTCCGTTACATACGCTTTAGGATGGCTCTGCGGTATTTTCATTTTCAAGTATGATGCAATCTTGACTTTAAAGTCTGATACCCATTGATATTCATTAACCGCCATTTCCGAACACCACCTTTGCTGTCTGTAATACAATTTCACGAATTTCTATTGCAGTCAGGTACATAAATGGTCTTGAAGGCATTCCTTCGGTGAAGTACCATTTACCATCATCAGCCGGATAAAACCAACCGTATCTACCGTCCGCAAGTTGCCGTATGGTTTTTCCGCTTGCATATTGCCATGTGACACCTTCTGGTAACTTTCCTTTGTACGGTGATTTCTGTCCGACAATTCCAGTCCCAAACTCCACGAAAGCCGCATGGTCTGTTCCGGCAACCACCGCCCAAACACCGCCACCCTTTACGGAGCCAACGTATTCCGCATGAATGCTTTGCAAAAGTTCCGATGTAAAGATAGCATCAAGGTCAGCAATCTGCACTCTAGCAATCTCTACACCGTTTTCTGCCAAAGTTTCAGCCAGTAGCCTGCATTTATAGGTCAAGCTGTTTTCGTAGTCTCTAAGAGCCTTAATAGCGTTCTGTATGGACTTGTCACTGAATAGATTTAGTTCAATCGGTTTCCCCATATCACTTTACCGTCTTTTGAAGCAAAAACAAGTCAACGGTAAGTCCTTCATCAGCTACACCTTTTACAACATAGTCCGCTGTCTTATCGTCAACCAGTCCATCACTATCTCGCCCCACATCAGATTTCTTCCAGATAACATCTCCCGCCTTAATCGGCAAATAGCCTTTGTCGGTCACAATCTGACAATAGGAACTGGAATCATCAATACCAAATTCCTTTACCAGTACTTCTGACAACTTGTTGCTGATATTGGCAGAAAAAGGAACAGGGTCAGAAAATCCGATAGCTTCTCTCAAAACTACCGGAATCTTTTCACCGTCAACCTCAATGTACTTGATGTTTCCATTTTCGTCACGGTCGTAGATTGTAACTTTCTCACCCTGTTTGGAATACTTCATTTTTTGCTTATTTGCTTCAAGCATCTTTCTTTACCTGTTTGTAAATCTGATTTACCCCGGTGCTTGCCAAACCGGAAACAATGCCGACCGCAATAGCATTCAGCACATCATTTGCCGGAAAGTCGGGAATCACATACATTCCTACTACTCCGAGAATGCCACCGACAATGCCGACAACAACCGGAATGTAATTATCCTTAATAACCGGAATAAGCTTCGCTCCAATACCGGCAAGATAGCAGATAACCACGATTGCTACGCAAGTTCCTACTTGTGAAAAATCCATTATTCTTTACCTCCATTCTTCAATCTGATTTCTTTGATTTCCTCGTACATTTTGGTAGCCATTCCATTTCCGCCTAACGCATGATACGCATTGTACATCTCTACAAAATTCTCATACGCATAACTTGGAATTTCTCCCAACTTCATGTACTTATCGTGATACTCAATAAGTTGAACACGCAAAAGAAGCATTGTTCCCTTACTGTTTGCATCCCTGTCATTCTTTTGTTGTTTAAGGAGCCAGACAATATATCCTAATAAAATAGGCAATGCAATAGTGTATGTCTGTAATAAAAAATCTTTCATTTCATATCTCCTGTTACTTATTGTTGGCACACCGCCCACCACCCTTAAAGTGTGCCGCCTGCAATCATATTGCTGACACCAGCAATATGGTCACGCACAATCTTCTTTTAATTACAATACCTTTGCAAATGGAAATACGCCAACAAACAGATCCTCACGGTCTCTCCATGTTCTCGACACACCATTTTCTGAATAGCTTGCCATGAAGTTTTCTCCAGCCTGTGAATGGTCATACACAACCACGTTCACAATCACGCTCTCAAACCGCTTCAAGTCCTCTGCAATCTTTTCATCCGTGTAGCTGTCCGGGTACATTCTCTTTGCCACAATGTCAGCTTTCGCTTGACTGATAAGTTGCTCAATCAGAGGGTTATCTTCAAGGTCATCAAACACGACCTCGGAGCTTTCAGAATCAATATGAAATTGTTTCAGACGGATTTTTACTTGCTCCAAAGTCGTATATTCTGCCATGTGCTACCTCTTATTCATCCTTTGCTACTACTGCCTTGCTGCCAGCCTTAACTGCCTTGTAAGATCCATCGCATTCTACTACGGTGATAATCTTTCCAGTTTCTGCGGTAATCTCTTCGCTACCGTCCCATGCAGCCCACGTCTGTACAGATTTTCCATAAGTTACAGTTTGAGCGGATTCTCCAATCTTGTACTTATAAGAGTTACCTGCGCCTTTGCTAGGGCTTACAGTAATCTTTGTTTTACCATTATCTGTGGTGCTTGCAATACTGGTAACAGTCAGTGTACCAAGAGTGTTATCTCCTGTAATTGTGGACACTACAATGCCGTCAATTCTTTCTGCGAAAAGAACAATGCCAGAAATAACAGTGTCCTTACAGGTCATGTTGTCATAATCCGGTGTTTCATGGATTCCAATATATCCGGTTGCGTCAGAAGTAAAAGTGAACGCTTCATCCAGATCCGCACCGTTTACAGGAATGTAGTACAGAACAATATTATCTTTTGCGGTTGCATAGATGCTTCCCTTTGGTACAGAACTGTTAAAGATAACAGTGCCAAGTCCAAGGAAGTTCTCTACATAGGTCATGCCAAAAGCATTTTGTAAAGAGATTTGTGCGGTTGCCAGATAATCTGCCACATCCAGCGGATTCATGAAGTATACTGCTTGAATTTCATCATCTTCAAACAGCACCTGTAACTGTCCCCATGCCTGTGCAAGTGCAGCCTGGAAAGTCTTTCCAGAAGCAGAGCCTGTGCCAGTAGAAAGAAAAACAAAGAAGTTCTTACGGATTCCCTTCTGCACATCTTTCAGCATTTCGTCGCCAGTCATTACAACCGCTTGATCGTACCCCTTTTCGATGATGGCTTCTGCGGAAGTGGCTTTTCTCCACTTCTTCAAAGTAATCTCTTCATAGTTGACGGGTACAGTTTTGTATTTAGAAAGAGGAATGGTATCTCCTTCTGCAACCAGTCCATCTTGAAGAGTTCCTACTGCCTTGTAGGACTTCAACATGGTTCCTGCTGCCTTGGGGATTTTTCTGGTTACTCCAAGGGCTTCTACCAACTTTTTAATGGAATACCCAAAAAGGTTTACGAATTCAATTTCTCTTGCTCTTGCAAGGTCATCTTTCTTAATCAGATTGTTTTCTGCTGCCATAGTTTATACCTCCTAAAATAAATCTTGATTCATTGCAATAGCACGTCTGCGCTCATTTCTGTCCGGAATTGCCATAATCTGATCTTTGGTCATACCAGAGTATTCGCCGCCACCGATATTCACTCTTGGTCTTGTGCGCATCCATTCAGCCTGTGCTTCTGCTACTGCCGCTTTTTTTTCGTTTTCAATAATAGTTGCAATGGCGGTATGGTCAGATTCTGAAACCGCATCAATCAACTTTTCAACAGATTTTTCAGAAACTCCCTTGTAGGCAGCTACTGCCTTAATGTGGTTAAGTTCCTTTCGCATGGACTCTCTTTCTTCGTCCGCAATTCTCTGTGCTTCTGCTTTTGCTTCTGCTTCCTGCTCTTCCGCAGTCTGCTTCGATCGAAGTTGTTTCTTGTACTCTGCTGCTTCCGAACTAGCTTTATCAGATCTGTTTTTATACTTCTCTTTTTCAGCTCTTTCTGTAGCAAGTTGCGCCATGAGTTCTTCAACAGTAGGCTGTTTGCTTTCAATCTGTTGTCCACTAACTTCTTTTGTTTGTGTTTCTGTTGTCTGTGTGGTTACATCTGCCATGATTTTTACCTCATTCTTTCTTAATCTTGCTCTTTATACTTTTTCTCTAAGTTCTTGCGATTAACGTCTTCTCTGACGTAAGGCATATAAAAAGCCACTGGGAAAACCCAATGGCTTGATATCATGATATTTATTTGTCTGTACGGTTCTTATCAATTAAAGGGCTGTTAGAAATTTGGTCTGACAAGTCTTGCATTGTCCTTCCAGAATTTGGTTCTTTCTCTCCATCTCCACCTTCTCCAGCATTTTGACTATTTGTTTTATAAATAGTTTCTTGGTATTTGCGAACTCCTTCCCCACTTCTGCTGCATACCTTGCTTGGATCATCGAAAAACGGGATGGAATCAGTAGTATCTTCAAGACTAAATCCATGACTGAGCATAGTAGCCATTGCATTCACCTTTGTTGACATTTCGTATGTCTTTTGTCGCTTGATGTTTGGCTCTAAATCAGCTATTGTAAGTTTTCTCATTGGATCATCTTGCGGAACATAGGAAGATGCATTGATAGCTGCTAACACAACCTCAACCTCTTCCATTTTGCACGAATCAATAATCATTTGCTGTTTTGATGCCGCTGCTTCTGCATGGCTCCACCCTGTAGCATCACTCATTGCGACACCAGTACTGCCACCAGAATTATCATTTCTTTGCGGTACATTGCACTTTTGCAAGATTGTTTGTCTCCGTACCTGTATATTGTTAAGCATTCCTTCGTAGTCATAATTAACAGCAAGTGCTTCTACAATAGGTGTTTTTCCATCGGATGCCGTATATGTTTGCATCCATTCACCAGACTTTGGCTTTCTTACGCTTTCTGTAACTGTACCATCTTCGTTTTTTTCCTCAACAGTAGGAAAATCAACATCATTCGTGTGCCATATAGCTTGTGTATTTTGGTCAACATCATTGGAGAAATCCGAAATCATAAGATTCAAATTATCCATTTCGGAAATTTGCCGCTCCCACACTCCCATACGATCATAAGACCGGAAATACTCAACAATAGGGACAACTCCTAAAGGATTTTTTTCTCCGCTTCTTTCTTCGTGTTTCCATTTATTAGCATCATCTTCAACAGCATCGCCATTGATGATTTTGTTCATATCCCTAATTTCGTATCTGCTGTCTTTACTGTAACAAGTGTAGTATGTACTTCCGCTGTTTTTATCATGCCGGAATGTTACTCCAAGCATTGTTCTTCGATCTGCGTAATAGCTTGACTTGATAACAAATGAAGTCATTGGATTAAGTACATCATATGTAAAATATGCTTTCCCAGGTTTCCATTCTGTATTTACGTCGATTAAAACATTGCAAATAGCACCTATTAACATAGGTCTTGCAATTTCTTGTGTTTTTGTTTTGATTTTTACAAGATTGTATTGCTTATTAAGGTTTTTTACTCCCTCTGCAATTTCTTTATCTTCTGCATCTCCAGTCTGAACCAACGTAATAGGATTCCCGAAGCCGAATGAACTCCAAAATTCCGTTATCTCATTTGCCACATTATCTACGCAATGGCAATCAATTTCTGTTCTTACTTTCTTTTTTCTTTTAAGTGGTTGATTTCCTTCATCATACTCCATGAGGTATTTAATCCTTGCTGCATTTACCCTATGGTCTGTCATGGCATTTCTCAAAACATCAATGACATTTTTGTATGTAATTTCTTCTACATCCGTATAAAGTACAATTCTTCCAGTTTGCATTTTTATCACCTACATAAATGTCATTCCACTACTCTGATCTCTTTTTGGGGGTTTCTTAATCTCACGTTCTCCGGTCTCTGTATGGTAAACAACCATCTTATTGCAATTCCGGCACTTATATTTCTTGTCGATATGTGATTTTGAACTGCATTCACCGACCAACCGTCCGCATTTCGGACAGTACACTCTAATTTTTTGGTTAAAAATCATAAATACCTCTTTTCTGCGCACAAAAATACCGCCCTTGCTGATAAAAGCGGTATTTCTGGAGTCTTCACATTATCTGAGGAGGAAATGAAAAATATCTTGGAATCTTTCTGCATCTTAATAGTATCACGGAAAAATCGGACATATCGGACAAGTTTAATTTGCCATGTAACGATCGAATGCTTTTCTTACGCTATCCTCTGTGTTTCCACCACCGATTCTATCAGCAACCTTGTTCCATGATAATTTTTCAATAAAACGTAAATTTATGATCCGTCTTATACGACTGTCCTGAACGCTTGCAATAAATTCTTCGACTTCATTATTTTTTTGCAGTAAATCGTCCTCTAAAAGCTGTAAAGTAGCCTTTCTTGAATAAAGCAAAGTTCGTTTTCTGCTGTACTCTGGATAAGGGAATCCTTCAATACGGAAATGTTCAGTGCCCCCGCATCCACCTGATACGCTGTCAACAACATTCCCATCCGATTCAATTTTTCTGATATCCGATTCAAGTTTTTTAATCTTCTGCTGTACTTCTTTGATTTCTTCCTGTAAATCTATGTATTGAGATAAAACCTCTTTGGTCACCATTCGATTTACCTCCTATATAGGGCTTGGCAAAATTACTGTTGGCTTTATGTATCCGCTACGCATCTCATTTTCAAACAATGCAATGCTATCTGGTGCATCATCGTGTTTTACTTTTCCGCTACGTGTCATAGTGGTTAATTCCTTCATGAATTTGTAGTACTGGCTCTGCCTGTCCATTTTCTTGAAATCACGAAAATAATAATCACGAATTACATTATCCCTTGCATTTTCCATTCTCGTAATTTTGTTGGAACAGTTAAACTTAAACCTTGCGCTACATCTTCCTCCCTGCGACTTTACAATGTCCATAACATCACGACCGAAGTATTCTCCGGCACTGTTACTCTCAAATGTCACAGTCTTTACATTGTGCTTAATAAGCATATTTGCACATTCCGGCTTCGTAAACTGTGTTCCTGCATTATCAAACACAACATCTACTATGTAGACCTCGTTTCCGTACACATAACCGATAGGCATTGAGCAGCTATCTTCTCCTTTATCTGCGCTATCACAGGCCGCCATGATTGCGTCTGGTTCTCTGTCAATCGGAAGTTCTTCAAAGTAGTTCAATTCCTTTTCAGCAAACATACGTCCCTTTGCTTCAAACGGTGATTGTTGAAACTCAGATTCCCATGTTTCCTCTGAAACAAGTTTTCTCTCTTTCCGATAATAGTCCGTTGTAAAAATCTTTCTAAGTCCCCATTTATCCTTACGGTATATTTCCCAGTTACTTTCGTCCGTTACAGGGTCAAGTGCTGGAATTGCAACCTCTTTCCATCTCCACCCTAGTTCATCAGCCTTGGTCTGTAACGCTGTAATAGGGTCATACAGGCTGTATTTTGTTCCCTGGATAATAATAGGTGTACCCTCTAATCTACGTCCTAAAACGTCATCTGTGACCTTTTCACACAGGAACTCTAGCCTGTCTCTGTTTCTTGCTTCCTCATGGTTCTTTACGCAGTCATCAATATAGACAAGCACGTTTGCTTCGGTACAACCTACGATTGCGCCATCAATAGGTCGGCAAGTAAATGTTGGAAAGATATTCTTGCTTTTTAGGTCTATGGAAAGGTTTTCTGCGCTCTTGTATCCATCTTTGCTTATTTTTGTAGCTTCCGGAAAAACACTTAAAAACCGCTGATAAGTACTTTCAGTCTCAAATCCTTGTAAAAGACCACCGTAGAACCTCTTTACCAGTCCTTCACCTTTTCCTACACCGAAAATGCTTCCGTCCGGGTCTCTGCCGCCCATCATCTGTGCCAGTTTTAGTCCTCCGGTGGTTTTCCCAGTACGTTTCGGTTGTGAAACTGATAAGAAATCCAGTTTTCCATCGTAAATCTCTTGATATGCTCCGACTACCGGCTTTAGAACCTGTCTTCTCGGAAAATAGAACCTCTTCCACGGATCTTTTTCATCAATTTCAATGTAATAGAAAAAGCTATCCACAAGATAAGCTGCTTCGTACATTAAAACATTGTAGAATTGCTCCAAAACCTTGTATGAAGTATTGTTATCCCCTGCGTAAACTTCCAGGTCTGCAACCCTGCCGCCGGTCTTATCCTTGACATATTGTGCAATGTATGTTTTTGCTTTTGCTGATTGCTGTAATCCGTATTCAATGTCATGTTCTGACCGAAAAGCAACTGCCAAAGCATCTATGTACGCATCAATGACCTGTTCATCAATCTCCTTTCGCTGTATGTAATTGTCATAGCTGTTTACTGCCGATATAAGGCTCTGACTTGCCAATATAAAAGAGCCTCCTTCCCTAAAATTTTGGAAATTTGGCTCTCTGCGTAGGCACTCTACGACTGGTGCTCTAGAAAATATTCTATTTGCTATGCTAAGCAGTCCAAAACACAACATAACACATATGGTTTGTGTCAAATGTTATACTAATAATTTGTTCTGCACTCTTTAATTCTTCCCAATCCTGGTCATTTTGCAGAATGGCTTGATTTATATCATTAAGGTTTTTGCAATATTGCCATTTCACCAACTTTGCTTGATTCATAAATTATTTCACCCCAATTCTATTGATTTTACCGCACTTCGGGCATTTGATTTCAGCCTGTCCGTTGAATTTTCCTAAAAGGCGGTTGCATTTGCTACAACGATGCTCGGACAGTTTTACATAAAAACATTTTTTCAAAGCTTCCTCGTCTTTCTTTGTATCTGCCACGACAATCGGGTCTTCTCCCAGTGTTGTACATTCAATTTTTATATTTTCAATATTCCCGATGTTTTTAGGTGTGACCTGTCGAAACACATCACGTTCTATATTTTCAATTACTGCTGTCATGCTCATTTTTCATCCACTCCTCAAACTCTTTCCGGCACTTAGGGCATAAGTCATATTCCTTTGATTTACGTTCATGGCTTACAACGATGGTTGCGGATAGCATTTTGTTTCTCAACAGTCGTTCATTTGCTATATAACCTGTCTTGTCGAAATAATCCATACGAAAATGTGCTGGCATTTTTACCGGAATCAAATAATTTAAAAAATCCGGCATTTTCCCTATCTCTGCTCCGCACCTGTCGCAAGTTTTACATTTGTTTTTATGTTTCATTGGTTACCCCTCTTTGTATGGATTGAAGAAGTCCTCATCTTTTCCAATTCCAAGATGCTTTTTCAATGCAAAATTTGTTATCTTTCCCGATTAAACGAATTACTGACAATATAATTTGCAAGTTCTCCATCTTTCCATCCGTCCGTACTTGTCATATAATCATAAATCTTCTTATATTCTCCGGTCAGCTTGTCAAATTCAAACCAGCCTAAGTCAAGCGTCACTCCATAATTATAAAATCCCTTGTCAGACCATTTGCTGACATAATACATTAACTGCTTGTACGAAAATCCAAGCCTTTCAAAAATATTACCAATAGTTCTTATGCTCAATTCCCGATCACTAAAATGTAATTTTCTTTTCTGCTCATTCACGCAAGCTCTGAAAAATATTTCTTCTAATGGCTTCATTACTCCACCAACCTTTCAAACCAAACCTAACATACACAATATTTCCAGTTCGGATACTTCTTTTGCTCCTTCTCTGACATGAAACAAAATTTCCTTTAGTTGTTCATTATCTTTTTCTGTCATTTTATTTTTGTCAATCAATTCGTCTATGCAGTAATACAAACAATACCCATATCCACATCCTAAACGATTCCCATAAAATGATTTTCCAACAATATCATAATTTTCTGTTTTTAAAATATCGTGCTGATAATCTAAATCGCACCACTTTTTATTATCTTCAAGTTTCTTTTGAAGATATTTTAAGAAATCTACTATTTTTTCTTCTCTATCGCTGATGTATAATATCGTGTCTTTCATTTTTATTTCACAATCCTTCTGCTTTCTTCTATTATTTTACAGTCTCTCGCAGAATCTCTTTCAATCTGATTTTGTGGAATTTTACCAAAATTTTCCAAAGCATATTTTTCTACCGCTTCTTTGGAAACATCTATACCAAAATTTCGTAATGCTTTTGTTTGCGGTTGATAGTCTTTCAATCCATTCATCCTCATATCCTCCGTAACCCATGCAGAAGGAATCGAACCTCCGACACACATCCTATGCGGATGCCGCTCTTCCACTAAAGCTATGCATGGGAATCGCACCGTAAAACCTTTTATGGCTTGCGCTTGCCATAACCAAATGTGCACCGCCCACTTGTCACTGACTATCCACAATCTCACAGTCTTGTCTGTTCTCTACTTCATAGGCTTGGTTTTCGCTAATCGTATGTGGCTTACGTTTTAGACAGGGAATAGTTGCCGTGGGAGTCGAACCCACCCGACCCAAACAAGGCTCGACTGCTTTTGAATCTGCAAATTCTACTCACAGAAGTGTTTTTCGTTAACCGATAATGAGCAACTACTATCCATACATCTCCCATCGACCTGAACTATTGCAGTAGTGCCAGACTAAGTGGAGATAAAGATAAACGCAGATACAAGGATTTGAACCTTGACAGCATTTCTGCTGGATAGCTTAGCAAGCTACTGTGATACCATTACACCATATCTGCAAGGGGAGGTTTTTTACTTGGTTTTCCTCTGCCCAAGGATCTTTTAGTCAGCCGCAAGCGGCTCTATCAAGTTCCCATGAGATAAACATTAACCGGTGTATTTATCCCCTATGCTTCTGTAATAAGCATACTCGGAGTGTACTTGCAACAACACCTATTGGGATGATGGGACTTGAACCCATGACATACTGTGTATAAGACAGCCGCTCTCGCCAACTGCGCTACATCCCAATGTGCGTTTCCATAAGCTGTATGCCTACATTTAAGGCGCTGACGCAGCGCAACACTTATGGCTATTTTTATTTTCGCAGGGCATCCGCCAGTTACCTGCTAGTTGGGAGCGACCCAACCACCTACGCCAATTTTATGTCCGCAATGGCTGTGCGGGATTTTAATGTCTTTACTGACAACCCACGGATTAAAACCTACAACGGTATTCCGCAAAAACCGGGCTATCATAAACCGGTTAAACCCTCACGAGCCTTGTGACGGCTCTTAACAGCATTCCGCTATGAGGTGAAAGGAGTGTCTCCAATGGAAAAGTATGGAAGACAATTCGCAGATGGCAAAGACCGAAAGAAGAAAACATCTGCGAAACAGGACTACCAGGATTCGGACCTGGGATGCAGCAGTCAAAGTGCTGTGCCTTACCGCTTGGCGATAGCCCTAAACTCCGGGAGAGAGACCATCTGCTCCCGGATTATTTTTGTGAAACACCCTATCTTTATCTAAAAAAAATTGTCACGCCTGTGTACGGTACTTTGAAAAACTTTGTGTTGTCAAACGCATTATTCCATTTTTCGTTTCCCACACACAGGCTACATACACTCTTGATGCCTTGATTTCTCTGCCACATATCCAATGCCAACACAACACCGGATATTCGGCAATAACAATGGCTTTATGAATTTAACCCATTCAAAATTGTGATATGGGATAATTCGCATAATCTCCGGTAACCACATAGGCTATACCCACGCGAAAGTTATTCCAAATGCAAGGAACATTGCGAACGCAAATAAAATAACTCCGTCTGATGCTTTTTTCTGTTTAGGAGCATCAAATGCACTTGCTATTGCGAAAAACGCCATTACTGCGGTTGTCACGATTTTCAAAATTATGAATAAAATCATGTTAACTCTACCTCCCACACAAAGTAATTTGCAATCATAAATATCAGTCCGAACGCAATGCACAGCACTCTCGAAATTGTATCTGCACTAGAATCCCTTGCAATCTGAAAACAACTTCCGCAAATAGTAAGTAATGCTGTTGAAGAACATACTTTTAAGAATTTCCTGATTATCTTTTTCATTTTTTCTTCTTCCTTTCTTCAATTTCATCAATCATTGCCATTACCAGTGCTTTAGCAAACTGGCTATTGTTGTGCATTTTAATCAGCAGATTGCCTTGCCGGATAAGATACGACCAGTCATCATCCGTTTTCGGATTAGCGCACTCTTTATGGATTTTCCAAACTTCTGTGTAGATCTCTTTAATCTCCGGTGGCAATTCACATTTCTCCTTAACTGGCAAATCTTCTTTAGGCTCTTTATCAAGCCTGCTCTTTTGGTGCTTCATCTGACAGCTAACCATTTCTGTAACGTTCTCACGGTCTCTTTTGATTCCGTGACCTTTCAGAAATAATTCGCATTGCAGAACTTCACCACATTTTGAACATTCGTCTTTTATCTCTTTCCCAAATATCTGCATACGCTTAATCCTTGCTTATGACTACTGCTCTTAAAAATACTCCGATGATGAACAGGATATACACCCATGCAGGAGCATGCAATTAAACCAGTATCCATGCTAAAACTATGTAAATGAAAATCATGTGGTACACCTCCTAAGGGTCTTTTTTATTTTTGAGAATTTTTTAAAAATCATCCACATTCTCTGTAAAACTTTTCTTCCCGTCCGTCATCATAAATAACTCTTGCAATCGGTTCTGCAGAATGATCCACTTTCTGGCACTTTGGAATACTAAGCATATCTACTCGGTTCTTTATAACCTTGATGTGATTGTCTCTCAGGTATTCTTTGTAGTACCACTTGTCAGATAGCTTGTTTCCACCGGAAATGTTTAGTTTTTGCTCACATTCTTTCTTGCCTATCTTTCCAGTTTTGTACTCCTCTAAAATTTCTAAATAGTTTGATGCCGGCAACATTTTAGGTCTTCCTGTTTTCTCCGCTCTTTTTATGACCCTTATGTTTAATGATCCATGTGCAATTTGATGGCAAACATGGCAAAGAGGTACAATGTTCCCTATATTGTTTGTTCCTCCCAATGCCAAAGGAACTACATGGTGATACTCTACATCCAAATTACTTCCACAGTTACAGCAAACTGTTCCAAGCTTATCTTTAAGTTCGTCCTTAAATGACGGTCTGTTAAATTGCAATTTGTTTTGTGTGTAAGATAACTCCATGTTAGTATCACCTCCTGTCGAAGCCTTTTTATTTTTTGGGTAGTTTACTGTACTTAGTAGGGCGGGTTTCCGAATTTCTATAAACCCCCTCCCCCATCATCACCAACATATTTCAACTATGCGCAAAATTCGTGCTTCGCGCAGTCTTTATTGACACGTCCTTAACTATCCCATATTTCCGCACGTTTCCGTAGTTGTTGCTACTCATTCGCATCTGCTGTATCATCTCCATACGCTCCGGAATCGGTCAACATTGATGTATTTTGTCCAAAATTTGTGTCTAATCGCGGAAGTTGGTCGGCTGTCCTGGTTATCTTGTGTACAATCTCTTGCTGTGTGGTCTGTTTCCGCCCGTGGTCGTTGTTTAATCGTTCCGTTGCTCCCAGCGCATTCCGCAGATTAAAAGCAACAAGCTGATCACAATCTGCATCATCTAACCAATTTACAAAAGCTTTTCTGACCTCGTCCATGCTCGATGTACTTGATTTAGTCCTCCAGGCACTTAAAGCCTGTTTAGATATCCCTGTTAATATCTTAAATGTATCAGCTGTAGCAGTCATATCATAAGCATTAGCTAACTCCCTAAGATATAAATAAACCTCATACAACAGATCTATGTTGTACGCATTGTAGTTAGTTAGCATTTGGTTGATACTATTATCCACTACGTTTTGGGGTATATCTTTTAATACATTACTAGGTCTTATATAATTATTATATATATATTGCATGGCACCATTAAAAACCGGTTGCCGTTGTGATCTCATGTCATCGATGCCATAAGCTGCACAATAATCGTCAAAGTATTTACGGATATTTTTTTTAATCTCGTCAATGTTTGGAATCTCTCTGACGTCCTGCACCGCTCTGCACCTCCTAAAAATCTGCAATAAAAAAATCACTAAGCATCACTTAATAAACCCATGTTTTTTTAATCTCCTCCACAGATCAGGCAAAACATAAATTTACAAAAGTGATCAGCTAGTGACTTCTGATCGGTTCCGGTCTGTCGGCTCCGGTGGTCTTGGTTACAATCTGGGCGGATGCATATCCAGAGGGGGTTGGATTTGCACCGCTGTCACTCGCACCGTGTTAACGTCGGCTCCCTAACTGCTTTTATCATAACACAAGACCTATTTATAAATCCACAACAACCTTTTACGTATTTGATGATTTGTTGTTGTGGTATGTCTGCCGGTGATCCTGATCAAATAAAAATCATGCGATTAAAAAATATCATCCGTGTAAATTTGACAAATGGGATTTTTTGACAGACAGACAGGTAATTTTTGCAGATGGGTACATGGTGGCAGCTGGTCGGCTCTAGTATTTATATATACTTGGTTATACAATGTCTTTCTGCACTTATTTACTTTTATTTTATCTAACCTTTATTTTATCTAATCTCCTTTTATTTAATCTGCGTCTACAAAATGTCTACAATTTGTCTACAAAATTTAGCACGTTAAAATGTAACAGTGAAAATAGATCAAGAAAAGCAGGCTGTTACACCTGCTTATAGATTACGATATTTTGATTTTAATATGTTTATAAAATCATCTGTTAATAATCCGGATTCTTTTGCTTTTTGTGCCTCCTCTCTTGCCGATTTTGCTACATTTATGTTTGATGTGGTCACAATCTTGATTTGCCTGTGATTAACAGATACGCAAGCAATCCATTTATTTTTTACAGTGTCCCAATTAACACCAGGGATGCCGCTATTTTTATGTATTCCGGTTGATTGCTTTTTATCGATATATATTTTTTTCGATTTCTTGACTTTTTCTTTGTTCTTTTTATTCCAATCCTCAGATTGTTTATTATCAATTATTTTTAAATGTTTTTTAGCGCATTGAGGGCAAAATCTTTGTAAGCCGCTGCGCTTAATTATATCGCATCCGCAAGACTCGCACTGTATAATAGACCCAAGCGGAGTTGTAGATCCGTGCTTGTTGCGCTCTTTATATCTTTTGCTTTGCTCTTTTTTTCGTTCCTGTCTGCATTCAGGACAGTAAAACGCCCTCGGCCCACCTAAAAAGCTGGTTCCGCACGTTCTGCAGATTCTTGGTAGTATATTATCTTTCATCTTTTTACTCCAATGCAAAAAGCGGAGCTTTTCGGCTCCGCTGAATATTTAATAGCACGGGTTTTCTTTTGCCAGCTCCCAAACCTCGTTGAATTTTTGCTCGTGTCGTTTTACATACTCATTAAAAAATTCTTGGTCTGTACAAGGTGCTAATGTTCCATGTATTTGCTCTCTTAAATCGTCATCCATAAAGGATACCGCCAAATCATAATCAATGTTTACTCCATATTCATTTACAACTGTTTTTCTCATGTTATCCACCTTTTAACCTTTCTTTTTTTAATTTGCATATGCCTTTTTGGGCTGCCAGTTATAATTATATGCTTTTTTTCGGTAGTCCTCAAAATCTCTTGATGTCTTGCGGATCATTTCCGCTTTTACTGTGATCCGGTCAATTAGTGCCCTGTCACCGTATGCGGTCTTGCTGGCCAATAACTCCGAATCTGTCATGCTCTCCAGTGCTTGGAGCGTTTCCGCTTGCACCGTCTCCAGTGCTTGGAGTTCTGCCCGGTTAAATTCTTTCAGCCGTTCTGATTCCACATTTTCCAGTTGCTCCCGGTAGTACCGGAAGAACTGCCGGACGTTTGAGCGGATCCGGGCGGCTTTCTTTGCTGTGATCTGCTCCGGTGTTCCTTTCATTTTATTTGCTCCTTTCGTTTGTTTGTATCTTGATTATATATCATGCTATATAACATGTCAATAGATTATTGCAATTATTTATTGATATTTTTTAAAAATTCCTCAGCTTCTACAACTTGCGGTTGTTCTGATGCTTTTCTCTCTGCTCTCCTCTGCTCCTGGAGCTGGTGAAGTCTTTCGTTTGCTTGCATCAATGCAACTTTCTCTTCTACCTCTGTGCGCTCTGTATTTGCCTTTTCTGCGGCCTTTTCCGGCTCTTGCGGTAAATTCTCCGCTTGGCTCTCCAAAGTGTCTAAATAAGCCAATACAGCCGATACAGCTATATCATTTATATTTATGTCTGATTCTGCTGCTCTGTCCTTTGTGCCTTTTGGTAATCTGATTTGTACAAGATCAAATTTACTGCGGTAATTGTTAATTGCTTTGCGTGTATAATCTGCTGTCCTTGCCATCTGAAAAACCTCCTTTAATAAATTGTTTTATCATATTATATAACACTTTATATATAAATGCAATATAATTGTATATATATCATGTCATATAAATTTTATATAAATATTTATAGAAAAGTATTGACACATGCTATATATCATGATATAGTTATCTCAACAAATAAAAAAGCCGGTGACCACCTACCAAGCGAACACCGGCACCAATCAAAAAAGAAAGGTAGCTATATTATAGCACAGGTAAAAAGAAATGAGAAGAACAAACAGCAAGGAAGTTAAGGCAGCAGTTAAAAATTATTTAGTAGAGGTTGCACAGAGCGAAGAGCTTAACACAATTAAGGACATTAAGGAAAAGTTTATAAGTGAATACGGCTGGGCGATTGCAAGACTTGGAGAGCGTAACGCTTGCATAGAATGGTTAAGAGGTTTAGGCGTCGGCGTTGATTATAGTTATTATGACATCATCCAGCTTATGGCTGAATGGTTAGACGAAAGCACAGAAGAAGCCGAAAAGTGGCTTGACAAGCGCGGCGATAGACTTTACTGGGATTTATTAGCAAGGGAGATTTTAGCAAGCAAATAATCGGCAAGGTTGGTTTTCACCGGGGTTCGATTCCCCGGCTTGCTTTTACCCGGAAACGGGAAAAATTGAAAATGCGGAGGAGCGAGAAAATGAAAATTATAGAAAAATCGAAAATGCCTGACGGCACAGAAATACAACTAGAGGATTGGCACGACAAAAACACAAAAGATTATAATGATTTATACGGTTATGTAATAGGTGTATATCCAGTTGCTAAAAATTCCGGTCGTTTTGGTTGGGTAAAATCCGGAGAAAAATTTAGAATATCAATTAATTATAATAAATATGCAAATTATACTGATGAAATGGTGTTGAATGATTTTGAAGCGTTAAAAAATGGAGAAAAAACATTATCAGATTTAAAAGATCATTTTTTTAATAACTTTAAAGATCAATTTTATTTAGGAATCATAGATTTTGAACCTTGACAGCCGCCGCAGAGGATGCCCGCCGGATCACTACCGGCGGCGGTTTTATGGGTGAAATTTACCCAAAAATAAAAAAAAGGAGGTTACCATAGGATGGAAGAAAAGAACATTGAAAGACTATACAAGCTGTTAGAGTGTGCGGAGCGAGAGAAAGACACGGAGACAGCCGCAGTTTTGCGATGGGCAATTTTTGAACTGGAAAACAGATAAAAGACGGCTTGCAACCGTCTTTTTGTCGTGCTATGGGTATATGCTGATCTGTTTTCGCTGCTCTTCTATGCTTTGGAAAGATTCCCAAACATATTGACTTGACGGCTTGCGCTGTCTTGGTGTACAATCAAATATTACAAGGGGATTATAAAAAATGCGAAAAGTGGGAATTGGTCATGTATATGACATCATGGAGAGTGTATCGGATGCCGGGAAACGGCTGGAAACCGTTTTAAATGTAGAATCTGCCAGGGGATGTCTGTCTCTGGAATCTGCGGAGCTGTTGCGGTCTGCGTATGGTTCCATGCTTTCGGCTGTTGGAGACCTTGCGAAAGCTGCGACACGGTGACCGGATGACAGGTTCAAAACGTGCACCGCAGAAGCTTACAAGTGTTTCATGCCTTGAATCGTCATAAAAAAATCAGTGAAAAATCTCTGAAAACGGATTTTTCAGCTTGAAAAGTGCTACCCTGGGGGGTATTTTGAAAAAGGCATTATATTTTGACGAAAAAATTTTCTTTTAAAAACCTCTGAAAACGAGATTTTCGGTTGAAAATGCAGGCCTACGGGGGTATCGAAAAATTTGACCCGAAAATTTTCTTCACATTCGTGACATATTTCCTATCATGTGCTACAATTTTATAAAAACGAAAGGGGATTTTTATATGAAATGCTACAAATGTGGTTCAGAAATGAGAGTTGTTCCGGAACAGGTGGCTACTGATGAGAAAGGTCTTCCTGTGTATCACAGAATAGGTTATTGTGATTCTTGCATGGCTAAATTTGACATTGATATTGTGGAACAACAAAATAAGAAAAAGAAAAAGCAAAGCATATTAAGTATACTATCTGTTGTATTCACTCTTCTTGGTCTTACAATTCCAGTAGCAATTATTTTAGCCATTATTGATATTGTTAAAGGCGATAAAAATAACAAAAATCACAGCGGTTCATGGTTTTCAATTATTTTTTCTGTAATTGTAATTCTTGTTTATTTTTTAGGTGGTCAAAATGTGGAAAACCAAAATGTTTCAAATAATGTAAGTATAGAGTCTGTGACAGAAGCAGAAAGTAAAACTATGGAAGTACCAAATGAATCAGTCGAAAACTATCTTGATTATCAAGAAGAAAATACAAATCAAGAAACAGATTCTGAAATAGAGTCTACGGCTACTCAATCAGAAAGTAATGTAATGGAAAATGAAAATTATGTAGAATATGAGCAGGAAGATGATTTATCAGAAGAGGAATATAAAAAATCATGTGTTGAATTATTCTATGATGATATATTTTTCTCCCAAGATGATTTAGAGGGAAAAGATGTAAAACTAAATCTTTTTGTGTCAGAACTTTATGAATTAAGAGCAAAAGATATGTATTATGATTATATTCAAGAAATGTTTGGAGAATACAATTTACAAAGGAATTTCTTAAAATGCTGTGTTTTGAGAGAAGGTACTGAAAGTTATATGGGAGAACAAATCAATGTACTATTTTCTAATGATTATGGATTAAACGCAACAGATTATTCTGGTGGTGAAAAAATAACTGTTTATGGGAAAATAATAGGATACAGCACGAATTCATGGAGAGGTTACAACAAATGTGAATTTATGCCATTATACATAGAGTAATTTTAAGGGCATCCTAAAGGGTGCTCTTATTTTTTGAAAAAGTACTTGACTTATGGCTACCCATATTGTAATATATGGGTGTACGAAAGTGAGGTGAAAATAAATGTCGCCAAGAACAGGCCGGCCTATTGTAGGTGATGAACCTAAAAACAAACGTATTTCATTAAGAGCAACAGAAACTACGGTACATAAATTTCAAGAATGTGCAGAAAATGCAGAGGTTACTCAAACTGAATTGTTTGAAGAAATGGTAAATGATTACCACAATAGGATAAAAAAATAGAGTAACCGTTCCACCAACCAAAGCATTACGGTTACTCTCCCACTCTCAAAGAGATGGTAAATCTATAATACCATTTTTCCGAGAGAGAATCAACAGAGATTTCGGTAACTGTATGCCGTGTCCAAATAACCCGTATTCACGGTAGCGAACAAGTAGCGAATAATGTCACTGAAAACGGCACAGTGACAAGAAATTTGAAATCTCTGCAATCATAGGGCACAGCTTATCTCCCCACCCCATAACAGATAGGTTGTGTCCTATTTTCAAAGAAAAGGAGAAATGACACATGGAAGAATTTGCAAAAATGATTTATAGCCAGTGGCAGAATGAGGATAACACCATAAGTTGGGATGATTACGACGAAGTAATCGGAAAATTGTATGAAATTCTCAATGACAAGTTAGCTGATGACATAGAAAGAACAATAAACAAGAGAGTATGGAAAGTTCAAGAAAATGCTTTTATTGCAGGATTTTCTTATGCTTGCAAGTGCCTGTCTAATGGCAAGGTAAATATTTGTGTGGATGGAGGTAAAAATAAATGAAAACCTTTACATTGATTTCCATTCCAAAGGAACGATACGACCACATGGTAGAATCATACAGTGCCGTGGTAGCTGAAAATGAAAGACTGAAAGATAAATTGAAACGAATTGAAAGGTTGGTGAAAGAATATGACGGAACTGGTAAACGTTGAGGGAACAGAACTGGCTGTCAGAGAATATGATGGTCAAAGAGTTGTAACATTTAGGGATATTGATGAAGTACATCGTAGACCAAGTGGTACTGCGAAAAATGCATTTAGGAGAAATAAAAAGCACTTTGAGGTTGGAAAAGATTATTTTGTTCTAACGAAAGATTCTACGGTACGTTTAACGTACAGTGGAAATTCAAAGGGGACAGATAGTCACTTTTGCAAAATTCCTCCTGCCGGTATTACATTGCTTACAGAGCGTGGATATCTTAAAGTAGTGAAGCCGTTTAATGATGATTTGTCATGGAGAGTGCAGGATGCTCTTGTGGATGCTTATTTTGCGGTAAAGAATCAGCAACAAACCACAGCAATCGAGGAAAAGCCGACATTAGAGTTTGAAACAGACTGGTTCTGCATCAACCGTGGCAAAATCAATTACATCTGCCGTTGCTACGACATTACATCAAAGGAATATATGCACCACCTACTTGAAGTTTTGGGAAGAACGTATAATTTTGATGAAGCAAAGAGAATTTACTGCGCAACGACAGGAAACTGGAAATGCAGAAATTCCGAAGTAATCACATACTTCCCACAGCTTTCAGACCTTGCATCTAAAATTCTTAAGAAAGACTTAGAGGACTGCACAAAAGAAGAGACCCCATAACAGGGGTCTTTTCTATGCCATTATTTCCATGTATCCGCTTATCAATTCATCAGCCAACGCAAACACTTCTCTTCCGTAGGTAGCCAAAAAGTCGGCAACAATTTCTTCTGTCTGAATATCCATAGTCAAATTGTAGGACAGGCAGAACGCATGGCACAATTCATGGCACAGCACACGATCATAGAAATTACCGTGAATCATATTTGATATGTAAATATCTCTTGTGTTTCTATCAGTCATGCCAAACGTATATGTACCGTCAGAACGCATCAGCATAGGGCTGTGACTGCTTACACGGTTTAAATTCCAGTCCATTCCATTTATCGTGAACAACTTACCACCTCCAACATAAAAGGGGCTAAATAAGCCCCTTAAGTGTTTTACCCGATTTTTGTTACCAGCGCAGACAGCTTGTTTCGCAGTACCGTCTTTTCTTCCGGTGTTGCATCGTTTATGATCTCCGTCATGTCGTTTGCAAGTTCGGTCATGTAGGTATTCAGGTCACGAACTTTTGCTTCTTTGTCCTGCTGTGTATTCGCCTTATGCAGTTCCTTATTTTCCATATAGGTTCTGCGGCTCATGCCACTTCTGCCCTCTCTTGCATCACGCATACTGGATGCAGAAGTTTCCGTGTAGTACATACGCCCCATGTCTCTGTCCATGTCACGGTGATACATTTCCGGGGTCATGTGGTAATAGGGTGGCTCTTCATACCCTCTGCGGTAGGTTCCACGACCTTTAGGTGCAAATCTGCCGTCAGCATAGCGGTAATGGTCATAAAAACGTTTACCACCGTCACCGTAACGATCAAACATTTCCATGTTTTCGTCCGGGTCATATTCCTGCATGGTTTTTGTCAGCTCACGGTAGTACATGGCTTCGGACAAGTCTTTCATCATGTCGATGACCTTTTCCATTTCGCAAGTGTCTACATGGTCGATGCCCTTGTCAAACTGCGTTTTAGCGCATTCAGAAAGTTTTTCAATCATTTCATGCATTCTTTTAACATCCATGATTTCCACCTCCTACGCTTCACGAACTGCAATCAAATTGCTGTTCTGCACTTCAATAGCTTGCGTAGAAGTGTTCTGAACGGCTACCGTACTGCAGCATCCACGAGGAACATCAATGTAAGCCTGCGCAGAAACATTGAAAAAATTCTCTACTGCTGCCAGAGTTACAATCATTCTTGTGGACTGTAAAGGTTCTCCGTCTACTGCCAACGCAAGGGAAATTTCCCCAACAGTTCCACCAGTGGGAATCTGAATGTTACCGGAATAACTTACAAGGAATCTTGCCCGGCACTGATTAGTGATACCTCTTAACTTCACAATTCCGGATCCCTCTCTATGATTGATACAATTACTTCCATTTACGGCAGTTTCGGTAAAAGCAATGTCTGCTCCTGCTGCCACAGTCTGTAATGCTACTGCTGTATATTCAGCCATAAAAAGTACCTCTCTTTCAAAATAATAGGGGCAAACCATGTAGTCTGCCCCATGTTGTCAGTAATTCTGCATAGCAGACATAACCATAAGGTTAAGTTACTCGATATGCAGTTTTAACATCCGCAACCAGTGTTGCAACCACACCCGTAATATACGTTAGGGTTGGGAACCTGATATGCAGGAATAGGTGCAGGTTTCACAGTGTTGATGATCTGCTGTGTCTGAGCCGCCATCTGAGTAGTGAGAAGTGCATTCTGCCGATCCTGTGAAGCTGCTCTGCGCAGATCGTTATTTTCTGCGGTCAGAGTTGCAATCTTGTCTTGGCATAAGTAGTCAAGGATTGCTCTCGTACCGGCATTTTGACTATCGATAATGTCACGAGTGTTGTTGTTCATGGTGTTCTGCAATGCGCAAGTATTCGTTGCCATATTGTAGTTTACACCCTGGATAGCTTCACGGGTATCGCAGCAGCACTGCGCTAACTGTGCCTGTAAAGCGTTAGCATTCTGCATTCCTGCTACGGTGTCGGCATTGATAGCCTGTTGGATGCCATAGCCAGTCTGTAAAATGTTGGTATTTACGCCATTAAATCCGGTAAGCATACCGTTGTTTACAGCGTAGAATCCGTCACAAAGACCGTTGTTGATTCCGTCCAGTTTACCGATGATAGACTGGGTGTCGAACCCTCTTTGCAATGCAGAATCGGTGTAGTAACTGGAATTAGAGCCATTACCGCCCCAACCATTACCGCCCCAACCACCAAAAGCGAAGAAAAGGACGAAAATAATAATCCACCAGGCACCGTCGTCACCCCATGCACCGTTGTTTCCATATCCACTGTTTGCAGGCATAACAGGCATGGTAAAGGGAGTATTGTTACTCTCAAACATAATTTTTTACCTCCATATAAGATTTTTTATACTTAATCTTGCAAGAATTTAGTATCTACTTCATAGGAAATTGACGCTTGAATTTATCAAATTCGGAATCAAAATCCATACCACGTTCCTTAGCAATATTTCTTCCTAACTGCTCTACTCCGGCAAAATCTCCTTTTTGAGCCATGCCCATTATATTTTTAGCCATAGGGTTTGACATGATCTGACTGTTTCCCATCATATTTTGGATAAACTGTCGCGGATTCCCCATTGTCTTAAGCATCTGCATAGGATTCATCATATTCATTCTGCATCATCCTTTCTTTGCGATTGTGGAGTTTTTCTTTGCGTTTGCGAAGTTTTCAACTGCTCAATCTTTTGTTCCAGTTCATCGAAACGCTTCATAAATACCGCTGTGGCTTCGTCTGATAGATCAAATTTCGCCTTTTCTGTGTCTGACGGTGAATTGTTAGGGTCTGCATCTAAAACAGGCTTATAGAGCCTTGTATAGATTTTCCCATCTGCTCCCCAGGATTTAGCATAGATCTCCGACAGGTCTTGTTTGGGGAAGAATGCTGTGTTGCCATCCATAGGAACTTCATTCGGTGCTATGCACTCTTGCGCCGGCACAATACGACCGTACATCTGTACTGCGTTTTGCTGCGGCTGTTGCATAAACTGCTGTGGTTGGAACTGTTCCTGCTGTGGCATAAACTGTCCGTACATAGGTGTTCTATACTGCGGATTGAAATAGTTCGGATTCATAATCGGCTGCGGCATGGCTGTTCTCCCTTTCTTCCATTGATTCTATCTGTTTCGCAATTTCAACTTCATCAAGTGTCTGATATGTCGGCTTGTTCATAAGTCCCAACGGACTGAAATTCATAAGCATTACCAAGTTCTCCTATAACTTCTTCTGTGGCATGGACTACGATTGATTGATATTTAAGCGGAACACTTCCCATCTGTTCTTTACTAAAAATACGTTCCAGTGCTTCATCTGAAAATCTGAATTTTGCCAT